CCGAAAATTCTTTGCAGGTGGGCTGGAATATCTTTTTTAGGTATGAGGCCGTTGTAATGTAGCCACAAATATCGGTCACAAGGGTTACCTACAGCCGACACAAAGAATTTACCCTTACTGGTACTCTTTTGGGGGTGCGCTAAACCCTTATCTATCCGGGCTACTAACTGCTGCCCCAAGTCTTTAGTTTCCCATGCTTGGGTTACATTATCCGTAATCTCTTGAACGCCCATTATTTTCTTTCCGCCGATAAATCTATTAAAAACATGTCAATGTCATAGTGTATTTCGGAGCTATTTTCTGATTTTATGTGTAGTACCTGATCTATCCCACTATCTAGTAGGAAGGAGTCTCGTTCCGCATCTTTTTTAGCAAAGTGTCCGTACACACCATCTGCCTCTATAACAGTTCCTATTTCGGCAATCCAAAAGTCTACAAAATACTTTCCAACTTGCCGTTGTGATTCCCACCGAAGCCCTAACTCACTTAGATAGTTTGCTATCTTTACTTCCTGTGGGGTCATCTCCGTTGGCGGCTGTTGCAGGTTGAGAGGCATTTACTTGCTCCTTAAGTTGTTCTCCTAGTTTAGGCTGCTCTATTAGTAGGGCTTTCAATCCATTTAAACCCATAACTTTTTGTCCATCATACTGATACCATGCTCCAGCTTGTTTTATGTACCCATACGCCAAACCTTCACGCATGTAACTTTCCATAATATCTATGCCACCATCTACCCTGAAAGGGACAACAACCTTACTCCAGTGGTCAGCAGAAGTTTTATTCTTCTTCAGAGTTACTTCCATATCAAAGCCTTCTTTGACCTTGGTTTTCTTGTCCTCAATCCACCCTGCTCGTCTAACTTCTAACATCATGTGGTTCCAGTAAACTTGACCTTTACCACCAGGCATTTCTTTAATCGCAACAGGGCCAATAGATGACCTTTGCTGGTTAATGCAAACTAGAGCTGACCCGTGTTTTAGTCTACCAATCAACCTGCTCAAGGAACCATTGACAAACCTAGCCAGCCACCCCATAGGGTTCTTATCGAAGTCTTGTAATTCCGCTGCGGGAACTAGCCCGGCAATACTATCTATAACTACTAAATCTACTCCAGCTTCCATAACAGATCTGGCAATTTCTATAGCAGCTTCTCCATTTTCAGGTTGGGAAGCTAAGAGGAGGTCTGGGTTTACACCACACTTGCGGAACCATGACTCGTCTAGAGACATCTCTGTGTCAATCCAAACGGCTGTACCGCCAGATTTCTGTACAGATTCTACGGCTGTCATAGCCAGATACGACTTGCCTCCACTAGGCTGACCAGTAAGCAAGGTAAACCGTTTTTTGGGGATGCCTCCTCCAGTTAATTTATCTAACTGTGGAATGCCAAACGGTATACGATCAAATTTAAAGTCTGAATTTGAGGCTACCGTAAGTCCGTCTACCCCTTTAAGGAGTTGATCCATTAATGAATCATCTGTTTTTGTTTTAGCTGTTTTAGCCATTAGTTAGACTCCTTATTTTTGTTACTTCGGCATCTGCGGCAGATAGGACTAGCGGCCATGCTTTATTTATGGCTACCTTAGCTTCTGCCATTTGCTCGTCTAAATCTTTATCTGTATCTATATCTCGGATTGACACTTCTATCTTTGCGTTGTTATAATCGCCCAAATTGACGGTGAATCCTAGTGACTGATCTATTTTCATAATACTACTTCCTTCATTTCTGCTAACGTTTCGTACTTTTCTTTCCACTCGCATTCATGATCTAACGAAATTGTCTCTTCTCTAGCTCTTTCCGCAGGGTATTGTGCTTCTTTTATTTTATCAGCATCTACAACGTGTGCCCAAGAAGGGTCATGTATTTCCACATCCACCCGCAAAGGAATATCTAAAGAGTTCTCCTCCATAAGAGTCCTGATCTGGGGCACAACATACTCTTCACCCTTGGCTACTTCTACTAACAACTCATCATGAACCTGCATTATCAACGCAGACTTCTTATCTCGGAGATAGTCGTGAATCGCTACCATTCGTTCGGACATGATGTCAGCTGAAGTCCCTTGAACTAGATAATTGATTCCTGCGTATGCGAAGTCTTTAGGAAGCCAGTATTTTCTACCATATCTGTTCTGCACCATCCCGGTAAGACCAATCTTATTCATCACGCTTCGGATAAAGTCTTTAGAACCTGGGAGCCCACTAAGGAAGTCCGCCTTGTAGGTTTTAGCCTCTGGCACAGTACAGTCTAGGGAGTTAGCTAGGTTGTTCAACCCTAACCCGTAAAGAATACCAAACGAGAGGTTCTTTGCCGCTTGACGATAAAACTTCCACTCTGGGTGGGAGTCATCTACATGAAAAGCAGCTTTAGCTGAGTTATCGTGCAAATCCACACCCTGGGCTTTAAGGTCAGCAAGTTCTTGCTCATTCATGAAGTATGATAGGAAAACCCAGACTTCCATCTGTTTGTAGTCGAACCCATATAGAGTATGGCCTTCTCTAGGAATAAAAGACTTCCTAGTAGAGAACTTAGATGGGTCACCATCTACAAAGGTTTCTTCACCTACAAACGACCACGCTGATAAGTCTTTATTTTCTAGAGATATCCTACCCTTATTAGCCTTGATAATGGCTTCTAGTCTTCCCTGTAACGCCTTCATCTCTTCTTCATTAAGGTTCTGTTCTACTGTATTAATAATTCCTCTAGGAATATTCTGTAAATTAGGATTCCTTGAAGAAAGCCTCCCTGTAACCGTCCCCCAGTTACAATAGGTACAATGGAGTGTCTCAGTCGTCGCTAGGGGTTCTATGTAGGTACTAAGCATCTTTCCTAGGGTTCTATGCTCCCTTACCCGACCCGCTAACTCATGTGGGATTCTAACTAAGGCTTTTTCTCCCCATGATGGATTGCCTTTTTCGGTAAGTTCTGGAGAGGCTATTCCCAGCTCCCCAAAAACTTTACCTAACTGTTGGTTAGAACTAGCATTAAACTCTTGACCTGCTATCTCATAGATTCTCTTTAGCACAGCCTCCTGCCTAGCCCTGACTCGTTTAGCTCCATCTAAGGCGTAGGCACTATCAATCCTTACTCCACGGTACTCCATGTCATACAGAACCGATGTAAGTTGAACACTCTGTTTCCAAACTAGCCCTTGGTCAGTCTTTTCTATGGCTGCTTTTCTAGAAAAATATAATTCTCTAGTCCAAAAAACATCTTGGCAGCAATAGGGACCTAATAAACTTATGGGAGCTAAAGAAAAATCTAGCTTCCAATGATTCTTTCTAAGTAGGGCTTTACAACTAGCATCGTACTCAGCCGCCTCAGCACCAAAATCCCGAGCGATAGTGTGAGTTAAACTTAGCTGTTCATGTTTAGCTTTTTCAGTTAGCCTAACCATAACTAGGACATCGACTAAATTCTTGTCGTCAAAATTGAGGAAGTCTTTATCCCCACACTCATACTCTAAGAACTTTAAATCGAACTTAATGTTGTATCCGATCAACGTCTTAGCTTTATCTAGAACTCTAATGACTTCAAATAGCTGCTGGTCGGATAAATTTCCATATATCTCAGGATTGTCCGAGTGTCGAAAAGGAAAATACATAGGGAAGCTATCTGTGGTAGCTAGACCTATTCCACACAGTTGGTTATCTTTAAAATCGAAGCCATTACTCTCTATATCTAGAAATATGGTATCGGATGATTGTAATACCTCCACACACGCATCAAAATTATCTGGGGTGACAATTATTGATTCATTTTCTCTAAGGGCTTTCAAAAAATTCTCATTTCTAACTATAACGGGGGAATAGCATACACTATTCCCCCGTAAAGCCTAGACTGTAAACTGCCCTTTGGAGTTTCTCTTTCGAGTTTTTACGCTCGTTGGAGAACGCTGCATCTGAGTAGCTATACTAGGTACACTGTCTTTACTTAAGTCAATTTCTTCCTTGTCGGGTTTAGGAACCTCCCTAGAAAGAACTCGCTTTACAAAACTAAACATGTCCATCACTTACTCCTTTAAAACAACCCTTCCGAATCAGCTACTTCCGAAGAAGCAAATGACGGGGCTTTTGTACTAGGGTCTGACTCCCATGGTGGGGGAGCGTCACTGTCGAAGTTATTCAACGACGTAGTTTTAGAATCTGCGTTACGCTTTTCTATAGCTGCTGCGATAGATCGTTCCTTCTGTAGGAAAAAGTCTACTGGGCGAATCAGTTCACTAGCAGTTTGTCCACCAGCCTCAGTTGGAACTTCGGCGGTGTCCGCTGTGGACTTGATGGAGTAGGAGGTGTCGTCACGACCGCTTCCGGTACGACGAATTTTAACCTTGTGTTTGTTCAAGGAACCGTCTTCATCAAAGATATCTACAATCTGATTCCATAGATACTTGCCCCGCCCAAAACCTTGTGTCCACATCTGAAAGGTGCCTTCTTGTTGTACTAAGTAGGACTTACCACTGGGACTCTGGATAGTTTCCCATGCGGATACTATCTCTTCACTAAAGGTTTTTTCTAGACTCTTAGCGTTAGCAGGGTTTCGGAGTACCATCTCAACGTATACCCAAACTCCAAACTTATTTCTCAGGGATGTACCGGAGTCTACTTCTGGAGCTTTGTAATCTCCTTCCGAAGAAGCTCCTGTAGCCATCGCATCGTATGTGTATGCTCCATTACGACCCATGCCTGTAGAACGATAGGTTGAAAAATCTTGAATCCGATAATCATCTGGGCTGCCAGAAGGAACTATTGATACAGTTGCTATGTCTCCATCGTACAACCAGAGTTCCGAACCTGGGCCTCGACGAGAAGAACGATCTTGTTCTTCCTTATCAACCCGCTGGCTAATACCAGCAATTCCACCACTTACCATTTTAAACTCCTGTCCAAACCTAAGTCGGTTCGGTTAGCTATTACGGAACGCAAAATATTTGCATCCCTTATTTCCTGAATGTCTTTATAACCATCAGGAAGTCTAGCAAAACTTATTAACCTATGCTTCGATAACTTAGACGCAATCCGCTTTGCAGCGGCTATCCCGGTCTCATCATTGTCCAAGCATAGGACGAGTTCAGAGGTATGGAGTGTGTTTATGAGGGACTCCTGCTTTTTAGACAGGGAAGCCCCAAGTATTGCTAGTGATTCGAAGTTATGTTGTTTAAGCCATAATGTGTCAAGTATGCCTTCGGTTAGACAAACAAAGCTAGACTCATTTATATTATACAGTCCGTACACGATTTTACTCTTTTTCAAACCAAAACTGTATAGATACTTTGGGGTAGCTCCCGCTGGTTGGCGAGTTACGCTACCCACAATAACGCCTCTATTATCTCTGATCGGAAGAACTAGTCCTCCACGACCGTTTGTTCCGGCCTCAGCGTCAATCAAAGTTTTTGCTGTGAACGCCCGATCAAAAATCCAATTGGGCACTTCTCCCTCAGTATACTCTATATCTACCTCCAGAAGGGGAGAATCATCTTCTTCGGAGGTGTGCCACGTATCTTGGATACTAAATTCTACGTTTTCGGAGAACGCCCTAATAAATATATCTGTTTGTAGCCTAGGCCAACCTGTAAATTTAGCTATGAATGAGTCTAGGGTACCCGACCCGCAGTTAGCGTAGCATATCCACTTACCTAAGTCTAAATTTATTGAGAGGGAGGGAGATCTGTCGTCATGGAAGGGGCAGGAAAAGACTCGTTGAGCTCCTTTTCCTGATATACCTCCAATAAGGTTTTCGGTGTCGAACCCTGCCTCGTTGAGGATGGCTTCCCACGGCTGAAGTTGAACTTCCGTTTCATGTTTCGTTTCTTCTTCTCTAACCATGACTTCAAATCTCCAGACGCATTTGTAGCTAAGGTGTCTGCAATTTCTTGTAGGGCGTGTCCTGTATGTCCAGGAACCCATATATGCTCAATATTTAGTGACTTATCTAAAATATGGTAGCGTTCCCATAAATCAGACTCTTTGGTTTTGGTAATCCAGAGGGAGCCAAAAGAATTCACACTACGTAACTTTGAGGAGTTGTCTATAACATACCTACTGTCAGAGTAGACTATTACTTCTTTAGACAGCGAATACAGATGAACTAATTCTAGTCCCCGGATAATCGCCATCAACTCCATGCGTGTATTAGTGGTGTCGGGTTCTCCGCCCGACATAGTATGCAAAATAGTTCCTGTGTCCGTAGTTAAGACAACTCCCCAACCACCGACACCGCCGGGATTAGTTCTACAAGAACCATCACCATAGATGTGTACTTTAGAATTTAACATCAGGTCTTATCGCTTGGGATTGTAAATCTTCCTGCATTAGTTCTTGAACATCTCCAACATCTACATCCCACTTTAGAACACTTCTGTCTTTAATCTCAGCATCATCTCTTTGTTTCATATAGTAGAGATACCGCATATTATCTTCGTCCTCAACCTTGCTCATGGCAAAGGCTATATCACTAGCCCTAACTAAGGCATCTCCATTAGCTACTTGATTTAGCTTAGGGGGTTGGAACAAGTCTACAGCTTCTCTGCCAGCCTGTGTTGTACAGAATACTGGAATTTCATGTGCCATAGCTATATTTTTCAACCCTTTAAACAGGTTATCGT